CTAAGGCTTCGTTCATCAATCCTTGCGTCGAAGCTTTGAGTGTTTCCATGTTGTCATCGAATTGACCAAGAGCGCTGACCCCTTCATTACTGACGACGGCTCCCACGTTATGCGCTTCTTGCGCTAATCGATTCAGTTCTGAAGATCCAGCTTTAATCAGTGGATTCAGTTCAGTCGCACTTTTGCCGAAGATCTGCATGGACAGCGAATCGCGTTCGGTTTCATTGGTGACTTTCCCAAGCGCATCGATCACTTCATAGAAAACTTGTTTATTGTTTCGTAACGAACCATCCGCATTCGTTATCTGAACACCCAGTTCTTGATACGCCAATGCTTGATCATTCAGCTTTCCAGTGGCCATTGCATCACGTGCAGAATCCATTGTTTTGGTCATCTTGTTCATCGATCCGGTCATGGTTTCAACAGAGACATCCACAAACCGAGCCGCATAATCCAACTCTTGCAGTTGGACAACAGAGATCCCGGTTTTGTTGGAGAGTGTAATGAGATCATCGGCGAAATGCCCGGCATCACTCATCAGTTTCCCAAGCGCTGCTCCGGCTGCTAATGCGGCGGCTGACACCGCGACCAACGCTTTCTTGCCGAGATCATTCATCGAAGTCGTGAGTTCATCAGTCTTCTTCTTCAGATTTTCTTTCTGCTTTGCTAACTCGACCGTTCTATTACTCAGTTGATCCAGAGAATCGCGCGATTCATTGAGTTCGAGTTGATTACGATATAAAGAAGCCGATTCCTTATTAATCGTCACTTCAAGATCTTGGGCCGCTTTGGAATTAGCACCATAGGCTTCCGAAACTTGTTGATGCTGTTCTTTGAGCGCACGTACTTTCTGTTCTTGAATATCCACGATGGTGGTGAGGCTTTTAATTCGGGCACTGAGTCCGTCGGCATTTTCACCCCAACTTCCCATACTCGCAGCGGCAGCTTTAAATTCAGAATCAGCGATGCGGATCAAGCGATTAGCTTCCGTCAGTCCGGCTTTCAGATCAGTGGTATCAAGGGTCCATTTCCCTCCTAAGACATCTTCATTTGCCACACACATCACCGTCCCTTTCCTAGAACCAATTCACTTGATCCGCCAGTACTTTCTTTCGAAGGATTCCATTCGTCGGACGTTCGGGTCTCTTGCGTCCCTTGCGTGAGAGTTGATTGATGAGTCGAATTACTTCATCCGCTTCAGTTGCTCGTAGGATAAAGGGATTCAATGACGGAAAAACCTGACATAGATTCATCATCAAGTCAAATAGAATCTCAGAGAGCGGTGAAGTCTCCTCATTGAATGTTAAGGAGTCTTCACCGTTTCCACGTTTTTTTCGTTTGTGCCCTCGATATTTTTTACCACAGATACAATCTGTTGGAAGCAATGTTTGATGTCATTGACATCGGCTTGACGCAACAATTCTTTGGTGAGTTTGGGGAAGACGAGTTGAATGAATTGTCCCATTGCTTGAATGGCTTCTCGCTCGGATTTCCCTTCCAATTTTTCGGAAAGATCCACAACATCTTCGATGATGCCCCAGCGAATCCGGTTTTCGCGGAATTCCGCAATGACAGCATCTTGGTCATCATAGATGGTTAAGTTAATACTTGAATTCATACTCCCTCTTTTCTTTTTCATCCACTTCTGGTTGTGTTGCTTTTCGTAAACATGTATGATGAAATTAACATTCCTATGGGGGGGATAAAACATGTACAAATTATTGAAAGTCGTTTTTGGATGGATCGTGATCATTCCGATGGCTTACATTTTTCTAGCACTTGCCTTAGCGATAGTTCCCGGTGGAGATGGGACTGGCCAAACAGTGATCGCTGGCGTTTTCCTTCTCGCTTATATGCTTTGGCTTTTTAAAGTGGATATTGACGAAAAGCTTGATCGGTTACTCGAACAAAAAGAGAAGTAATTCTCTTTTTTTAAGGAGTCTTTGTAATCACAGTCAGGTTTTCCGGAGTGACAACTTGCGTGAACCAACTATCAACCTTCGCTTTTCCATCCCGGGCATCAACCACGAGTTGCTTCCCGGGTTTTTTTGTGGCATCCGGCAAATCAAATCGATATTTCGTGGTAATGCCGGTGAAGATCAATTTGTGATTGTTGGTATCGGTCGAATTGTCTTGTGCTTTCGCACTTTCTTCATCCAAGCGGAAGGTTCCTTTATGCCGCCAGACGTAGCGATAGGTTCCATCGGTAAAACGTAACCGATACCCGATCGCAAAGTATTTCGTTTGCGTTTCTCCGGTATCCAAGAGAGCTCCAGTACCGGTATCCACCACTTTCCCCAATAACCGCGCCACTAAGGCAATCGGTAGTACCGGGACAGTCAGTGTAGCTTCATCAAATCCTTCAGCTGTGACAATAAGATAAGGTTGATTATCATAATATTTCGGATCAGAAGCTCGATCGGTTTTCACCGAAATCTCCCCCGCTGGGGCAAGAACTTCTGGTGTTCCGGCGGTATAAGCAGTCGCATCATCTTTCGTAATTTCAGCGAAGTAGAGGCTATCGAAACCTTGGTATTCTTCATAAATGTAGTTATTCGCCATTAGCTATTCCTTTCTGTGGATATAAAATTCATACTCCATCCATAGTGTTCCCCTTCAAACCCTAAATCTCTTCCTCGACTATCCCGAATGAATCCTGCAGCTCGACAAGCCCTGAAGATCTGTTCAGGGAGTGTGGTGAGGGCACTCATTTTCTTGGAGTAAAGAACGACTTGAACGCGGTTATACGTAACAAGGGGTCCGTCCTCATAAAACGATCCATCCGGACTATCGACAATAAAGTAAGTGATGAACGTCTCCGACAATGGTTCATCTTCTGCATAGGATCCCTGCAATCGAACTTCGAATCCAAGAGGTTCTAAGGCACTGATTAAGTGGTCACGCACATTCATGGCTCTAACTCCTTTAGGATCTTCGTGAGAAGTTCTTTTTGAATCTTTCGCGAGATCGACTGATTTCGTTGAATCGATCGTTGAATAAACGGATCCGCCTTTATATGCGGCGTACCGTATTCAAGAAACAACGCGGGAAGTCCACCTTTTCCTAAATCAAAGCCCACGTTCAACGTGAGCCGATTTCCTTCCCGTTGGATCTGGGTTGGATCATTCAATGAAGCTTCGGTAAGACCAGTTCGGTGATGTTTCTTAATCCCGGTTTTCAGGTCTTCTACAAAGGGTTTTGCGCTTTCTATGAGTGCTTTTTCAGCGGCTGCATCAATATTGCCACCCACCTTTTGAATCCGCTCTAACAGTTCTTTAAAGCCACTCAGATCAAGTTTCATCGTGTTCTTAGCCATTAAGCACCTCCACTGATCTTACGCACTTTGAAGATCAGATATTGATTTCGCATGTCGATGTTTTCCGGTTCTCCGATTACTTCCCAGAAGGTATTGTCTTGTAATAAGACCACACGATCAGCCGCTTGAATGTCTTGTCGGTACCAAGTGATGAGGGTCGCTGTATTCAAGAGAACCAAACTTCCATTGGTGATTGTCTCCGTTCCTCCATAGGTCTTGAAGTTGCAATTCAGAATCGGATCCAACGCATCTTCATAACTGAATTCTGGAGCTCCACTGACAACAGTTCGAATGCGTTTCTGCAGTTTAACAGCTGTCGTTAAGTGAGCTGCACCTGCAGGTTTAAACATCTAGAATCTCCGGATCGGGTGATGTTTTCAATTGGATCAACCGTTGATAGAAGAACGGGCTGAATCCAACCGTTCCACTCTCTGTATTCCAAAGATCCGCAATCCCTCGTAACAGGAGTCCGACGGAAACTTCACTATCGATGAGATCGGACCGGACACCGGCACTCGCCATATAGGCTTTGACATCCTTCAAGTGACGAAGGATCGTTCCATCTTGATAGTTCCCGGTCACACCCAGTCCTTTTTTAATCTCAATCAATTGTTCGGCTTCCGTCATCGGATCTCCTTTCTACACAGCAGCTTTCTTTTCGATAATCAGAAAGCCATTCGAGGCAACGACGTTGCCCCCGACAAAGACACTTCCTTTAATGGCCAACATGCCCTTCTTAAAGGCAGCGTCTTCCGATACTTTGATTTCGTACGGGCTGAACAAGGCCAGCTCATAGGAACCCGGGATGCCATAAATCATGCACGGAGTGGTTGCGACGGTTGCCGCATCACTCAGGGCTTTCAGCGAACTGTTGATGACATATCGAACCGAGAGACCGCCGTCTTTCAAAATCCCGGCATTCGGATTGGACGTATCCGGGGTAATCTCATAAACCGATTTCCGATCGGTTGTACTACGAATGTCCCCAAACGCAATTAGATCATTCTTATTCAACAACAGGACGGCATTCCCGATGATGTTTTCATCCCCACCATAAGACATCGCAATCTTGCGAAGCGTTTTCTCATCGATCGCACTGAACTCCAATGCGGAATCGGTGATCGCATCCGCATGCAGAATACCGGTAAACTCAGCCGGAGTCGATGCTGGATTTCCTAAAGGAATCAAACGCGCGACTTTCTTACGCAAGGCAATCAGAGCTGCAAGGCGAATCTTTGTCAGATATTGGACCGGAGTCAGTTTCGAGACTTCTTCGGTGACTTCGGTATAGATCGTAATCTTGATCGGTTTGATCGATGCATATCCAAAGACCGGTTCGCCTTCGGTATAGTCCTGACCTTCGCCGATAATGCCGCCTTCACTGTAACTGACGACGTACGGCACTTCGTATTCAGTCATGCCTTCCGCTGAAACCACATTGACCAATTCAACAACAGACGAGACTTCATTGAATTTCTCATTGATGGTATTCTGAATCGGCTTCGGAGAAATCAGATTCCCGGATCCAATCGTAACCGCACGAACTTCCTCAACACTGAATTCCATTTTATTGGACTGTTTGAAGGCCACCGCACGTTGCTCAAATTCATCCTGATTTTCGTGTTCCTGACGTTGCTCACTGCCATTGTCCTTTGGAGTTTTAACCCCATAGGTCGCTAGGATCGTTTTCTTTTGCGTGCTGCGTTGTTCCTCAGCGTCTAGATCACTCACTAATGAACGCAGGTTCTCAAGTTCATTTTTCAGCTCTTCCATTTCGGTATTCAGAGCTCGGAGTTCTTCTACTTTTTCAGAGGCTTCCGAACGCTTTAAGAGACTCTCCATTTTGGTTTGCTTGTCCTGAATCAACTTCAGGAGTTTTTCTTTATTCATGTTTTCTAGATTACCCTCTTGCTTTCATTTCCAATAATCGATTCTTCAACTTCCAAACTTCGGATCCTTGTCGCGCTTTCTCCAAAGCGGCACGCGCATTTTCCAATGTTTGCTCATCACTCTCCAGTGATCGAGCCTCCCGTGCATTTATTTCAGTGGCCTCATAAGCAGGAAAATTCACTGCCGAGACTTCACGAACCCGCGCTATTTTTTTGATACGTCGTGTTGGAACCGACGCATCCAAGTCTTCCCACGCATCTTCTTTAACCGTAAACAGGAACGACATGCCGGTAATATCACCACGTTTGACGGCCGAATACAGGGCTCGTGCGTCTGCATTATTCTCGACGTCCAAGGTGGGTTCAACGTTTAATCCGCGTTCATCGATCTTTAATAGCATCGTACTGTTACCATTGTTTCTTCGACTCCGTGCTAACGGAATCTTGGTCAGATCATGATTGACGAAGAAGAGGACATCCGTGAGATCGGATTCATCAAAGGCACCGCGTTCGATCACTTCATAGAAGAGATTTCCAATATTGGTCCGGCTTTCATAGACCGCCGCCAATCCGATCAGTTTGTTTCCTTCCGTTTTAAATTCGGAGGTGTAAGCGCGGCAGATTAGATTAGGAACTGGGTTCATTAACTGGTTTTACCTCCGAAGTGTTTTTCGTTTTGTTCATTTGATACTGATTCGCAATATTCACATCGACATAGTTCAAGGACATCAAGCGGACATTGCCTCCTTCATAGGGTGGATACCCAAACAAGGCAAGTAGATCATTATTCGTCAGTGCACCACGATTTCCTAAGAGATCGCCGACCGCCACGCGTTTATCCAACGCCATGTAAAGTAGGTTATTCGCATAGAAGACAATCTTGTTGCCGAACTGTAATTCTCGTTGGGTGAATAAGCTTTTCGTAAAGACTTGATTCAGCGAATTAACCAGAGGCTCAAGTGTTTTCTCATAGAAACTTTGATACTGCTCGGGTGTGAAATCACCGCTCAAGACGGGTAAGGATACGCCATAGTGACGTAAGATCTTCGAATCAATGAAGGCAAGTGTTTCTGCATCCACCATTTTTGGATCTGGCTTGATTTGGATATATTCGGACTTGAGATCGGCTCCGATGATCCCGTTTTTATTCTCGGAAAGCATCTTTTCGAATCGGAGGATCTCGGCTTTCATGTTGTCTTCATCCAGAATCGTGTTATATTTCATAACCCCATAGATCTGCATCGAACTATTGACCGATTTCTCGATCGATTGAAGCAGCTTATGATTGATATCAACCGTCTGCAGGATGGCTTGGGTATCCGGCTGGCCATTCTGATTGCCTCCCATAAATGGATTTACTGAATACCGATAGCGCCAATGAATAAGATCGCTGTATTTTACGACGAGTTTCTCACTGGAATTGAATCGGAAATCAACATATAACTCGTTCTTGCCATCGATAATGAAACTGATTTCCGTTGGATCCAAAGGATAGAGGGCACGATAGGTACGGGCTTTCCCTTCCGCTGTATTCCACTCGTCATACACTGGAAGAATGAAAACGTTGTAATTCAGAAAGAGTTGCCAGGTGATCTTTTCGAGGAAATCCTTGGTGGTACTCCACTCATTGGGTCCGTATTCCAACAGTTGACTGATGGAATCATAGACCGGTATCTGAAGATCATTTTGATCGTAACGGATATGTTTCGGCGTCAATTTACTGATTTCTTGGGCGATACACGCAATGGCTTGTTGAACAACATCACTTGCAAAGACATTCTGACCAAATTGCGCATAGATGGGGACATTTCCATTGACCATAGCGAGTTGACTATTCCCACTGGTGGGTTTATTGAATCGTTGTAGAACTGAATCAAACCATCCCATGTTTTGGATCACCTCACCTTGTCATTTCTAGAAATTCTGTGCGATAGCGTTGCCACATAGCATAGAGGATAATCATAGTCGCCGCTCCATCAATACGACGGTTGCGCATATCATTCACTTTGACTGGCATCACCAAGCCAAGGTTATCAATCTTGATGGCGGTATTTCCTAGACACCAGCGATCAATTTCGTTGTTGTTATAGTTGACCAATTTTGATTTTAGATCGGCTTCAAGTAATTTCATCGGATTCGAGAGTGTGAAACGGTTTTGATCCACGCGCTCAGTCTCTAAACCATAGTTATCCATCGACGTTAACCACGTTTTCGCAAAGCGGTTATCATACCCAGTCTTATACGTTCGGATTTTATATTGTTTATAAAGATCCACAAACCATTTCGCAACCCGTGCCAGATCCACTTCGTTGCCTTCGGTAATTTCGATCAGTCCTTTACGGGCCCATTCAAGATAATCTTTCTTGTCTTCGATAAAGCCTTTGGTAACTTTACTCTCGGGAATGAAGTACCGGGTATGGATATACTTGGTGGGATCCCCTTTTTTCATGAGGAGGATCTTCGCACAGGTGAGATCAGTCGTCTCGGATAAATCGACAGCTCCCAGTGCCAAACATCCAATAAAGTTTTCGAGCTGGAACGTACTTGTATTGACGTAATCTTGTTCCATCAGCCAGGCTTCCGCATTGTTTTGTTTAATGTTGAAGTCTTTCGCTAAGACGTACATTCGATCGCCTTTATCCATCTTGGCTTTATTGATCTGATCCCGGAGGTAATCGATTTTCTTAATCAGTCCTAAGGAAGGATTCGACTTGACCCAGGTCCGTTCATCTTGCCAGATTTCGGCTTCACTGTCTTGCGTATACAGCCAGGCGAGTAAGGTATCATCTTCATGTTCTCCGGCCATGACACGTCGCGCATATTGCAGTTCTTTATCTAAGTACCCATCATTGATGAATCCTTCGGTGGTGATGTTGATGAAGAGTGGTTCTTCTTTGGTGGATTGCGATTGTTCGATTGGTTTCGCAATCGAGTTATCTTTCATCTCATGCGATTCATCCAGGATCCCAAACTCGATGTTGTAGCCTTCTTTGTTGTGAGTTTTCTCAGAGAGTTTGAAGACTTTGCTTTTGTTCTTTTTATTGAGGATCCAGCGCAAGTTCTTATGCGTTCGTTTATCGTTAGGATCAAACATTTCCCGCATCGCACCGATCTCCAAGAAGATGATTGAAGCTTGCGCATCGTCATTGGAGGAACAGACAATATCCGATCCACCACTTCCCATCATGAGCTCTGTGAATGCCAAAGCCGCAGTCAGGGTTGATTTCCCGTTCTTGCGGCTGATGAGGAGAATGACTCGTTTGAAGCGTCGTTTGTTGGTCGAAACACGAATGAAGGAATAGATGACTTCGATGAAGGCTTTCTCCCAGAGTTCTAGGTTGAAGGGCTTGCCATGAAATGGGGATTTAGTGTGCTTACAGAAACGTTCAATGAAGGCAATACGCTTCTTCGCTCGCTGAGGTTCGTATCGATAACGTGGATCCTGCGTTTCTTGAATCAGTTTCTCGAGGACAGTAAGTAGTTCTTGACCAACAAGCAGATCGCCTTGCTGAATCGCTTGAACATATTCTTCAAGATACGTCATTCAGGCTCATCAGTTTCATTGAGGAATGTATCGAAAGCGTCGTCCTCTTCAAGGATATTCTTCGTAAGAACGGCGCTTAACGTCTTGATCACCACCGAGTACGCTTGCAGATTTTTTAGATATTGTTTACCGGCTTCTGTCGGTTTTTGTAGATTTGGATTGGTGGGATGGACTTTAATCATCCCAGTTGTTTGAATCAACGCTCGCAAATTGTCATTTTGATCCGCTAGGAAGGCAGCTTCTTGAATCAGTTTCTCGACAAGTTTTTGTTTATCCGGATCTACCTTTTCAAAGATTGCTTTTAGTTTTTCGAGCTCTGTTTGGGGAGGTAATTCTTCGATCAAGTTGAGCCCTTCTTTCTGGAGTTTCTTAATATTGATTCAGTTTCTCGACTTTTCCCAAAACCTGGGAGGAAATCTCAAAATTTGGGCTTGCGTGCTTCCGACGTCCCTTGTCCAGTTCCCAGTTGATTGCTCCTACATTTCGACCGGGGGGGAGTCCGGCCGAAATGCAAGGAACCAATCGTGGATATATTTCTGCCATTCCTTTTGGAACGGCAGTTTATCCGTATCATTAAATAATCTAGACAGACATTCATCTTTAGTCGCTTCGACATAGATCAACTCCGCACCCAGTACTGATGCCAGTCGTTGTCGCTCTGTCTGTAATGGATAACCACCGATGATCCAGGCTTGCGACCATTTACCTGTGCGTGTTTTGATTTGATCGATGAGACTATCTCTGAGTTGGAAGACATTGCTTGCCAGCTCTGTTGGCTTATCATAGGCAGGTAAGAGTGTGATTGCTTGGTAGAGTTCATCGAGATCTAAGACGATGTCCTTGTGTCCCTTACTGGCTCTTACATAGCTAGTCTTTCCTGACAGTGGTGCTCCATAGACGATATAGACACGCTGCATCATTGCTTGACCGAATCGTTCATGGATCGCGTTATGACAGCGATGATGTATTAGCAGCACGTTCTTTGGATTCAGGCTGATGTTTGCATCGTTTACATTCTGAGGTGTAAGTTCTTTGATATGGTGCCCGATACAGTCGATGTCTCGTAAGATTAGTTCATGGCAGTGTTCACATTCCAGCCCTTTGGCCGGACTGCTGCGTTGGATCATGAGCTGCTTTCGAAGATTGATCCATTCAGGACTTTTATAGAAGTCAGATAGGACTTGGTACTTAGCCATTACCAGTCCCCTTGTTTAGCCAGGCGTTCTCTTAGTTCAAGTTCTTGTTTCTTGAGTTGCAGCATCTGAGGATTATCGGAGTAGTGTTCCGGATCTTTATTCTTCAGAAGTCCGAACAATGCTCCAGTATCTGGAGGTTGATGTTTCTTCGTGATCTCGGTATAAGTCACCGATTGACCGCTTTCTGTCTTGGTATAGACTTTCTTTTCTTCATAGTCATATCCCAACGCCTTTTTAATCAGAGCATTTTCGAGTTCGGTGATCAGGGTTTCCTTCCCCTTTTTAAGGGACTTCACTAACTCCGGATAGGATTTCTTATAAACCTCTAATGTTGTGACTGAAATACCGAGATTTTTGGCGATCTGATCTTCACGAAGTCCATCGCGAGCCCACTTCTCAATCAGGTGCAGTTTGGCTTGAACAGACTCCCATTTACTTTTAGCCAAAGAACCACCTCTTTACATGAAGACGGTACCATACAAAAAAACTCCGGTAAGTACCGAAGTGTTGAAAGAAAGCTTCACAATCAGAAATAAGTTGATCCTGAAAAGTACCATTTCGGAATGGGATTCCTCATATTGTCATACCATTCAAGCACTTCTTTTGCCTGATTCAACATTATATCAATTTCGCTTTGGCCAAAAGGAATTGCCCAACAAATTGAAGAAAGTGTATTGCTCGCAATGTAAAGAGCAAGCAACTTCCAGAAGTCCATAGGTACATTGCTGTTAAAGTAACCGTTTACAATACCTGAAGCAAATATCGGAGAGCTTTGAGCACACCATACGATGCGATTGAATTCTTCCCACGGATCGCCATAATCGTTGCGGTTAAAATCTATTATGTTGAGCTGACCATTACGGTCAATCATCATATTGCCGATATGATAATCACCATGCTGATACATTTGCGGACGATTCTTCAGTAAGTGTCTATTCACATTTATGTATTCAATAAAGGCATCGCCACCATCATATTTAATCGGGCAATCAACATAACCTTTTATATTGCGGTCAATTTTTTTGTTAAAGAGAATTTCCCAATCCTGCTGATCGGCAGGAGCAGGAATGGAATGTATTAACTTTAGTACCCGACCTGCTTCAAGACCATACACATAAGCTTCTGAATCAGAAAGGGTTGAGATGATTTCCTCCGCATCTTTACCATCTATCCAGCTTTGAATAGAATAGACTCCTTCTTCACAGGTGCCGAATTCAATCGGCTTACACATTGAGACACCCAAAGACGCCACTTGTTGCATCATCTTGAACTCTGATTCTTTTGTGCTGAACTGATCGAGTAATGAAATACGCAACAGATACCGTGTACCATTTTCGTCGGTGACACAGTATTTTTTGTCTTTTGACCAGCCTTTATTTATCGGTTCTTTACTTGTGAATCTGAATTCGGGCATTCTTTTTCTCCTTGATAAACTCGATAGTTAAAAAAGCGCCTTCGAAATTTATGTAATCATCATATAATATATTCATCTAAGTTCATATTTTTTTCCACTTTATTGTCCAATTTCTTACGTAATATAACCCTAAGAAAATATTACGTGCCGGAAACTGTCGTTATAGCCTTTAAATAAAGGGTTTAGAGCACGAAAAAAGGGATCGATACTTTTTGAGAAAATCGACCCCTCTTTTTTGACTATTTTTGACAAAAAAAAGAAGAACCCTTAGGAGTTTCACCTAATCGCTATGATACACATTGGGGGAGTTCATAGCAGGTTCTAGGAACTATTATAACTTATTTTTTAACTTGTGGCTGATTCAAAATTTACTTGAATTGCTTTTTCATCGCTTAGAGCTTCCCAGCGTTCAATGATCACATCCACATATCTAGGATCCAGTTCCATGCAGTAACAGGTCCGATCTAATTGATCCGCCGCAATCAGTGTAGAACCGCTTCCTCCGAAAGGTTCATAGACCAGCTGATCTCGTAAGCTGCTGTTCTTAATCAAGCGGCCAATCAACGCTATTGGCTTCATGGTAGGATGTAGGTCGCTCTTTACCGGTTTGTTTTCATAAAGAATCGTTGTTTGAGTTTGTTCTAGGAATTTAGCGAGGAGTTCAACGAGCTCTTCTTTTTTTAGTTTCTCGATGTTCTGCGTTTCATCAAAGATGGTCGACTGGGTTCGGTCATCCACGAAGAAGTGGCCGGTTCCCTCTTTCCACCCATACAGAATTGGTTCATGACGCCAATGGTAATCATGACGACTTAGGTTGAAGGAGTTCTTCACCCAGATTAGGTTCTCCGAGAACTTGAATCCAGCGTTGAGGAAAGCCGATTGAAAGCTGATCCGTTCCACATCGCTGTGGAAGACATAAACGACTCCTCCCGGTTTAATGTGCTCGTAAGCTAAGGTATACATGGCAAGCAGGAAATCATAGAACTTGTCGCTATCCATGTGGTCGTTCATGATCTCATTATTCTTTCGATTCTCATTCTTGAAATTCTTATGGTAGTCAATCTTGTTTTCGTAGTTCACATTGTAGGGAGGATCGGTCACAATTAGATCTGCTTGCTTGCCATGCATCAGGAAGAAGACATCATTCGGGTCCGTAGAATCGCCACACATGAGCCGATGTTTCCCAAGGGTGTAGATATCTCCTCGCTTGGCTTTCGGCTCTTCAATCGCTTCGTAAGCAGCCTCAACATCGAAATCATCATCCTCAGCGGTTGTCGTATCCATCTTGGCTAAGAGTTCTTTAAACTCTTCATCATCGAATCCAGTAACTCCAAGATCAATCTGATTCTCAAGTTCCAGTAAGAGATCCTTCAACTTGTCCATCTGCCATTCACCACTGATTTTGTTGAGAGCGATGTTCAACGCTTTCTCTTGGGTCTTGTCGACGTCGACGAGTACAACATCCACTTCTTCGTAACCTAAATCTTTTAGAACAGTGGCTCGTTGGTGGCCACCAATAATCGTATGATCCGAATTAACGATAATAGGATCCACATAGCCAAACTCTAGAATACTTCGTTTGATTTTCTCATATTCCGCATCTCCGGACTTTAACTCCTTCCGGGGATTATAATTCGCATACATCAATTCACTTAACTTTAGGGTTTGAAATTGCATTCTTCCTCTTTCTAGAACGGTTTGATTAACCGCTGGTAAGCAGCCTGCAGCGTCATCTCATTCACTAATCGATTCCGCCACACATAGTACGTCGTCTTCTCAACATTCAACCTCTCGAAGATTTGCTGTTCAGGAAGTTTCAGTTCGTATTTGAGATGAAGAAGATTTCCCATTTCGGTGCCTTCGTATTTAGCGAAGATCCGCTCAACGATGGATGACCATTGTTGGTTCTCTGGATCTTTGCTTAATTGGAGTTCCTTTCGGTTGTACAGACACGATTCCACATCCATGCGATATTTATTCATGATTTTGATTCCTTTCTCGTAAACGCATATTCATTTTTTGATTCCGATTGAGTTCTAAGACATAAGTCCCTGCTCGTTGGAAGATCCGGGAACCGATGGCTTCATCGATTCCCATGATCTCTCTTAATAACTTTTCTGAACTGAGTATCGTAATAAGATTCGGATTGTTGTAACGGGCATTCAAGATCTCGAAGGCAATATTGATATCGGACATCGTCGGTGGTTTCCCTCGTTCGGATTTGAAGAGGTCATCGATGTACAAGACTTTCGTCTTCTTGAAAGCATCGATCGTTTTAGCGTAGGCATCCCCTTCCATCACATTCGCTTTGAGCTTCATGATCTCATCTCGCCACAGCAGATACAGCGCTTCATGGTCTTGTTGCATCAACTCATTCACGATCGCCGTACAGATATGGGTTTTCCCGGCTCCGACTTGGCCACCGATGAAGAACCAATGCGGCACTTTGTCTTGGACAAACATGAGGGCTTTTTCTTTGATGTAGAGTTGCCAAGATTCATTCGCGATGAATTTCTCAAAGGTATACTCCTGAATGAGTTTCTTGAGTCCACTCTTCTCGATAAGTTTCTTACTCTTTCGAGCTTTAAAACATTCGCATTCTTTCAGAGCGGTATACCCATTTTCGAGAATCATGATGTAGCCTTTGTTTTTACAGAGTTGGCAATCATTTCCTTGAAGGGTTCCGGGTTCATCGTTATAGCGTTGTACTTGATCTTCTACATTAAGTTGAGAATTAATTAAGGGATCGATTTTCAAGAAGTTCGCTATCGGATTCATTTATTTCTCCACGAGTTTCTTCACTTTTTTCACTCTTTTCGTTTTCTCGCGCGCACGTTGTTACTACTCTCTGTTTTATCTTTTCTTTATCTTTTCTTTTATCTTTTTCTAATTCTAAATCTAATTCTAATTCTGTATCATGACATGTATGACATTTCATTGACATGTCACTGACAAGAGCCGCTTGTCGTTCGCGTTGCCGACGCTTTGCTTCACGATTGTTTTCGCGTATGACATCCAATTTTGCGAGACTTTGGTATTTCTCCCAATTGAGTATCATAATGAATCCTTCCTTCACTCGAATCATTCTCATCTCTTCAAAAAGTTGAACGGCTTCCGTTACCACTTTCTCTGGCTTCAACAAGACAGCAGCTAACGTTTTCATTGTATGGGGGCGATCTTGATTAAAATAGACAAGTCCTTGATTATTGATCTTCCCCGCTAAAACCATAAGGTTGATCCAAATTCTGAAATAGGTATCCCCTTTAGGGAGGGTATCCAGATTTCGTATCTTGGGATTATCGAACAAATCGACACAGAGTTTGATCCATTGCAAGTCGTTCATGAGTTAGTCCATCTTACTGATATTCTGGTAGAATTCCCAATTCTTGATGCTTAATTCTTCTTCAACTAAAATCATCTGGAACTCTTCAAAAAGTCGCAATGCCTTTTCAATAAATTCATCGGAGCGACCTACTTCAACCGCTAACTCATGTATACTATACGGGTGATTCAATGTAACATAGATCTTTCCATCATCTTGCGTTTTTTCCGCAATGCAGAGAAGCTGGATCCAGAACAGTACCAGTGCGTCTCCTTCCGGAAGATTACGAAGCTGTTTAATTTTACGGTGGTTGAATAGTTCGGCATCCAGTTGTACAAAATCATAAAAGTTCATTTAGTTTTCCCCTTTTCTCGCTACTTGTTGCGAGGTCTCATATTCTCTAACTTCTTTCTCTTTTCGTCCAAGGTGGATCGAGTATAAATCCGGGTTGTCTCTAGCGAACGATGACCCAATATATCTGCCAGGTCCAGGACGTTGTTGTATTGCTCCATAAACTCTTTGGCGAACAGATGTCGGAAACTATGCGGGTGGACTTTGTCCAGGGACACTTTTGCCTCTCCAGCTGTCTTCTTCATCTGTCGCCAAATCGTTGGGATGCTCAATGTAAAGATCTTTCCTTCACGGATGTGTTGATCTCGACAGTATTTTCGTAGTTCACGGGCGAGTTCCTGGGTCAGGAGTATCTCGCGTTCTTTGCCTTTATTAAATACTTTGAAATGATATTTTTGGATATTCTCAACGGTGAAATACTCTAACTCGCTGATGCGTATCCCAGTGATGCTTAGGATCTTCATAATCAAGTAGATGTCTTCTCGATTTCGCTTCTTGGCGTACCGGAGTAGTCGCTTGGCATCCGAACTGCTGACAACGTCCGAAATACTGGACTTTTGTTGTGTCTTAATTTCTTTGACCGACAGTCCGGGGCCGATAGCCCACCGATGGAAATGATTGAGAATGACGAGATACGTATTGATACTGCTGGTCTTATACTTACCGAAACAGAGTCGCTCCTTGTAAGTTAAAACATGTTCTTTAGTGATCTCTTCTTCTTCCGGAATAAAGTCGACAAATTTCTGGACATCACATAAATATTTCCTGATCGTATTCGGGCTTTTCTCAGAGAGTCTAAGATCTTTCGCAAACTGAGGCAATTTTAGAATGTAATCACTTTTCTTCATCCAGGATCCCTTCAAGTCGACCTAACATCCGAAGCAGCTTCAGATCCTCCACATACTGTTTCATCGGAAGCATGGTATTGAAGTACTGAGTTTTGAAATGGCGAGCCTGAGCTTTCGCATAACTCTCGATCTCGGTTCGGTTTGCATAGTCGATCCGGATATAGATCCCCTTTCCTTTTTCCGAAGGGATAAAGAGAACGCCTTCTCTTCGAAGTTGGCTTAAGATCGAACGAATATTTCGTTCATTCGGGTAGTCAGCTGTACTAACAAGTGTTTTTTGCTTGATTTCATTTTTCAGGAGACAGGTGTCCAAATTTCTACCCCTTCGTCTCTCATTTCTTCAATCACCTCGAGACTCTCTTTATATTGCTTCATCGTAAAGTTATAATTAATTCCAAGCACCTTGAAGACTAATTGACTGGGGACTTTATTTGGACGCAAGTCCAGGGGATCCTTTTCCAAGAGCTTACATTGGTCAAATACTTTTTGAACCGATTGCCAATTCCCGCCGCCCATTAATTCGCGAATATCACTCTTTGTCGCATAAGGCTTAAACAAAATCTTCACTTTCTTACCTCCTTTCACTCATCTTGAAAATGCACCACATTTCGTGTTGTCAATCCTCATAGAAAAGAGAATCCACACTTACTCCGTAATACCTCGCTAATTTCTGCTTTGCTGTGTCCTCTGCCAATCGGTAGCCGCGTTCATACGATTCCAACGATTTACAGGTCAGTTTAGTAAAATAAGCCACTTCTTCTCGGGTTTTATCCCCTCTCAATGCCAACAAGCGCTGTCCAATCTTACCACGATCCATGCTTCTCGCTCCTTCTTCCCTCTTTGGGGGTTGGACCGAACTCTTTCGGTCCGTAAGAATATTCTAGAAGACTTCACAGAGATTGTCAACGCATTTTGAATTATTTACGTTGCGTTCCCACG